ATCAGTAGCTGATGATGAGTACGCTCGTTTCACTGCTAGTGGTTTAGAGAGTAGAAGCACATCTGAAGTTCTTTCAGACATTGGTGGTCAAGCTGCTTTAACTTTTGGAATAGCAAACACTAATGCAGTAAAAATAGACGATGCAGATGCTGCTGACGATGATTTTGCTCGTTTCACTGCTAGTGGTTTAGAAGGTAGAAGCGCAGCTGAAGTTAGATCGGACTTAGGTTTAGCTACTTCTGCAACAACTGATACAACTAACGCAAGTAATATTAGTTCTGGAACTTTAGCTAATGCAAGACTAGATGCACAACTTCAAGACGTTGCAGGTTTAGCTGTAACTAATGGAGGTTTTATTGTTGGTGATGGTTCTAATTTTGTTTTAGAAACTGGTTCAACAGCTAGAGATTCTATAGGGTTAGGCACAGGAGATAACGTAGAATTTGAAGACACTCAAGTAGACTCTTTTGGAGTAGGAACTGCTGCATCTGGAACTACTGGTGAAATAAGAGCAACAAATGATGTAACTGCTTTTTATTCTTCTGATAAATCTTTAAAAGAAAATATTAAAAATATTGAAAACCCTCTAGAAAAAGTTAGTCAAATAAACGGTGTAACTTTTGATTGGACAGATGATTATATTAAAGAGCATGGCGGTGAAGACGAATATTTTATTAGAAAAAATGACGTAGGTGTTATCGCACAAGAAATAGAAAAAGTTTTACCACAAGTAGTTGCAACAAGAGATAACGGTATAAAAGCTGTTAAGTATGATAGAATTGTTGCTTTATTAATTGAATCTGTAAAAGAACTTAAAAAAGAAATAGAAGAACTTAAATCAGGAGCCTAATCCATGGCCCTGGGGATCACAGCATATTCAGAGGCACCTTTTGGTGCAGAAGAGTCCAGCGTAATTGTATATCCACAAGGTATAGAATTAACTGCTAATGAAGAATCAGTTATTACTGTTGGAGACGTAGTTGCTCCTGTAACTGGTCAAGCTTTAACTGCAACACAAGGAACCACACTTGGTTCTTCATTTGTATTAGTTCCAACAACTGGTCAATCTTTAACATCTACTTTAGGAAGTGTTACAGAAGTACCTGTAGGTCAACAGGTTAACGTAACCGGTTTTGATTTAACTGTTAATGTAAGTAACCCTACACACGATACTCTAACAGCTTTTGGTGAAGCACCTTTTGCAACATTAAGTCCAGCTACATTTAACATTCCTGTTGGAATAGAAGCTACAACAGGTGGTATTCTTGTAGGAACTACTTTACCTTTATCATTGGGTACAGTCTCAGTTGCAGCTGATGCTAACACTGGCACATTAACCGGTCAAGCAATGACAATGAATGAAGGTCAGGTTGCTGCGGATGATGCAAGTGCTGAAGTAACAGGTCAAACTTTAACTTCAAGCCTTGGAACAGCAATAGGAGATGCAAACACAATAGCTAGTCCTTCTGGCATCACAATGACAATGAATGAAGGTCAGGCTGTAGCGCCTGATGCAAGCGCTGAAATAACAGGTATTAGTTTCTCAGCAGCTATTGGAACAGCAGTAGGTGATGCAAATACAATAGCTAGTCCTTCTGGTATTGACTTAACAATGAATGAAGGTCAGGCTACTGCAGATGATGCAAGCGCTGAATTAACAGGACTTGCGTTAACAATTACAGAAGGAAGTGCTGTGGGACCAGTTATATGGAATCCAGTAAATACAGGTAGTGCACCTATAGATCCTCCAGGCTGGAAAGAAGTGGCTTGATTTTAGGTAAAAATAGAATAAAATTGAATATTAAGGAATTTAAATTATGGCAAACTCAACCTCAGCTAGTTTAAAATTAACAGTCCAAACAACCGGAGAAAACTCAGGTACTTGGGGACAGATTACCAACACTAATTTACTTATATTAGAGCAAGCAATAGGTGGTTATGAATCAGTTGGAGTTACTACAGCAGCAGCTTTAACTTTTTCTAACGGTGTTGTATCGAATGGAAAAAACCAGGTTATAAAACTAACTGGAACTATTACTGGAAATAAAAATGTAGTGATTCCAGATGGAGTTGAAAAGACTTATATTATTGAAAATGCAACAAGTGGTGCCTTTACTGTAACTGTTAAAACTACTTCTGGCACAGGTTTTACTTTTGGCACAACTGAAAAAACCCGTGCAATACTTTACTCTGACGGTACAAATGTTGTTGAAGTAATAAATAATACACAGAATTTACAAGACATAGCGGACGTAGCTAATACAAATGGAAACATTATTGTAGGAGACGGTACTAATTTCGTTGCAGAATCTGGAGACACCGCAAGAATATCTTTAGGTGTAGGAACAACAAGTGACGTACAGTTTGATTCTTTTGGTGTAGGAACTGCGCCATCAGGCACAACTGGAGAGATAAGAGCGACTAATGATGTTACTGCTTTTTATTCTTCAGACGTTGCGCTTAAAGAAAATATAGTTAATATACCGGATCCACTAGAGTCTTTAGGAAAATTAAACGGGGTTTTATTTGATTGGAAAAAAGAATATATTGATAAACGGGGTGGTGAAGATGGCTATTTTGTTAGAAAAAAAGATGTTGGAGTCATTGCACAAGAAGTAGAAGAAGTATTACCAGAAGCAGTTGCTCAAAGATCTGATGGTGTAAAAGCTGTAAAATATGATAGACTAACCTGTTTATTAATTGAAGCAGTTAAAACATTAAATGACAAAGTAGAAAAGTTAAGTAAGGAGAAAATCTAATGGCGGTACCTACTACCAATACTAAATTATCTGGAATCCAAACTGAGTTTGGTGGATCTAATCCGATAGCAATATCAGAGTATTATGCTGGTGGATCAAACGTACCAGCTAGTTCTCCAGCGCCTAATGGACCAATTCCTGGTTCAGGTCAAATAGCTATAGGTCAGTTTAGAGGAGCAGAAAACATTGTTTATACTACAGCTACTGGAGGAACAATAACTACTTCAGGAGATTACAAAATTCATACTTTTACATCCGGTGGTACTTTTGGTGTCACACAGGTAGGTAATAGTTCAGGAGGAAACGTTATTAATTATTTAATTGTTGCCGGAGGAGGTAACTCAGGATCAAATGCTGAAGGATCTGGTGCAGGAGCTGGAGGCTACAGAGAATTTTCATGTCAACCAGTATCGGTACAAGACTACCCTATATCAATTGGAGGTCCAGGAGGACAGTCTTCAGGTTTTGGTTATACTTCAAATCGTGGAGGTAATGGATCAGGTCCAATAGGAAATGGTCAGAGCGGAGGATCAGGTGGCGGAGCTACTTTTCAAATGGGTGGTGGATCATCAGGTAACCAACCTCCAGTTAGTCCACCTCAAGGAAACCCAGGCGGTGGCGGAAGATATTGTGGTGGAGGAAATGCCAGAGGAGGCGGTGGCGGAGGAGCCAATGCTTCAGGTCAGACTGCACCTTCTTCTGAAGGTGGAGACGGTGGACAAGGAAAAGTTCCAAGTTTTAATGGATCACCAAGTAGTTACTATGCAGGTGGTGGATGTGGAAACTCCAACAGATCAGGTAAACCCCCAGGAACACCGGGGCAAGGACAGGGTTCAAACACCGGAGGCGGTGGCGGATCTGGCGGAAATGGTTTTCCAGGAATAGTTATAGTATCTTATAAATATCAAAATTAAATATGGTAGAGGAAAAAAAATATGGCTGATTTTGCAAGACTAGATAGCAACAACATTGTTATTGATGTTCAACATATTGCTGATTCAGACGCACCAACTGAAGCAGCTGGAGAAGCTTTTTGTCATTCCTTGTTTGATGCAGATCATCCAAACTGCACATATAAAAAATGTTCTAGAGATGGAAGCATAAGATATAATATAGCAGAAGTAGGTGACACTTATGATTCAGTAAACGATGCTTTTAGAAAACCTCAAAGATTTAGTAATTGGATAGAAGATTCTAACTATCATTGGATACCACCTGTTCCAAAACCAGATAACGAAAACGCTGTTTGGGATTTTTCAGACTACACTACAGGTGATGGTAAATGGGTAGACAGCACAACAAACCAAGATATTTGACAATAGTATTTAAATAATATATCTAATATTTAGAAATGTTATTAAAGGAATACTATTGGTTTTTTAGAAAGGCTCTTTCAAACGAAGTTTGCGATAAAATTATTGAAGCAGGTTTAAGAAGACCTAAACTTAAAGGCACTGTTGGAAATAATAAAGATATAGATGTAGTAGAAAAAACTACAAGACATTCTGTAGTCAGTTGGTTAGATGATAGTTGGATATATAATTTACTTCATCCTTACATTCAATTAGCTAATACTAATGCTGGATGGAATTTTGAGTGGGACTATAGCGAACCCATGCAATATACTGTTTATAAAAAAAATCAATTCTATACTTGGCATGCAGATCAAAGGTCTGCTCCTTATCCAAATGATTATTCAAATGAAAACTATAGAAATAAAATTAGAAAACTTTCTGTAACAGTTCAATTAAGTGATTCAAAAGATTATACTGGAGGAGAATTAGAGTTTGATCTAAGACACAACAAAGAAAATAAAGCTAAACAGATATGCAAAGCAGGAAAAGAAAAAGGAACAATAGTAGTATTTCCTTCTTTTGTTTGGCATAGAGTTAGACCGGTTAAAAAAGGTACAAGAAAAAGTTTAGTTATATGGTCGTTAGGGAGGCCCTATAGATAATGAGAGATATAATTTGTGAAACATATTTTAGTTGTCCCATTTACGTTTTAAGAGACGACTATTGGGTAAAAAAATTAAATAAGATATCAGACAAACATTTAAAACTTACTAGATCTAAAACTAAATTATCAATAGATAAAAGAAACCAAAGGGTTGGAGATGTTGGTGATCATGGTTTTTCTTATCATTCTGATCAAATGATGAAAGATCCAAAAATGAGTTCTTTTAATAAACACATTTTAGACATGAGTAGAAATATTTTATTATCTCAAGGGTATAATTTAAACGCATATAAATTACAGACTAATGAATTGTGGGTTCAAGAGTTTGCTAAAAAAGGTGGTGGTCATCACGATACACACATACATCATAACAGCCACATTTCAGGATTCTATTTTTTAAAGTGTTCTGATAAAACGTCTTTCCCTGTATTTCATGATCCTAATCCAGCAAAAATTATGTCTCAATTACCTTTAGTAAATGAGAAACAATCTAGTTTAGGAATGGATAAAGTATTTTATAAACCAGAACCGGGTATGTTTATATTATTTAATTCATATGTGCCCCATCAATTTATAGTTGATGATGGGGTAGATCCTTTTAGATTTATACATTTTAATATACAAGCGGTTCAAAATGAGTTTTAGTAAAAATAAATATTGTTTAGTTAAACAAGCAGTAAGTAAAGAGCTGTGTGATTTTTTATCTGACTACATTAATACAAAAAGAAAAATAGCTAGTATAGTATATACTAAAGGTTTAGTGGTTCCAGGTTTTAATTTGTTTGGTGGTTTTGGTGATGAACAAATACAAGACTCTTATAACCATTACGGTGATGTGGCTATGGATTGTTTACTACCTAAACTTAAACCCCTAATGGAAAAGAAAACAAAACTTAAATTAACTCCAACATATTCTTATATGCGAATATATAAAAAAGGAGACACACTAGCAAAACATAGAGATAGAGAGTCTTGTGAAATATCTACTACATTAAATTTAAGTGGTGATAAATGGCCTATATTTATGGAAGGTAAATCTATAAATCTTTCTGCAGGAGACATGGTTATATACAAAGGATGTGAATTAACTCATTGGAGAGAACCTTTTGAAGGAGATTCCTGTGTACAAGTTTTTCTACATTACAATCAAACTAATGGTAAGTTTGAAAATAAGTTTGATGGTAGAGATTTTTTAGGTCTGCCATCGAAAGGACTAAATGGAACCTCAGTTTAATTCTTTATTTAATGTACCGGTTTTATTTAAAGAAACAAAAATAAACACAAAACCTTTAATAAAGTACATTAATAAAATTAGCAAAAACAGTAAGGTAGTTAATAGTAATGTTGGAGGTATTCATTCTCCTTATTTTGATATTAAGGACCCGGTGTTGAATGATCTGAAAAAAGAAATAATTAAAAACATGGATAATTATTTTAACAATCTAATGTTTGAAAATACAAAACTAAAATTTAAAAATATGTGGTCTATTACAAATAAGTCTAGAGATTACAATCTTTCCCACAACCACCCTTTCTCAATGTTTTCTGGAGTATTTTATGTAAAAGTTCCTAAGAACTGTGGTAGAATAATATTTGAACACCCTGCTATGTCTAGCATGCATTTTTGGTATGGTCTAAAAAGAAAAGAATTTAATAACTATAATAGTGCAACTTGGACTTTTGATATAAAAGAAAAAGATTTATTGATATTTCCTTCTTGGTTATATCACAGAGTCGAACCTAATTTATCAAATAAAGAAAGAATAGTTATTTCATTTAATATAGGTGCATAATGAATTATACAATAGATAAATGGTTTCCAAAAAGTATATACTATGTAGATAATCTACATACAAAAGAACTATCTAAATATATCAAAGAAATTAAAAAAATTAAAAATACAAAAAAGACTTTTTACATAGATGTTAACTCTTCTCATTTTATAGAAGAGATACATACTAAGTCTATCTTTAAGAATCTTTTTAAAGATGTTCTTGATCATTGCAGAAATTATGCAAGTAATTTAGGTTATTCTAAAAAACACTGCGATAGTTTAAAGGTTACAAATTCATGGTTTAACATAAGTAAAAAAGGAGATAGTTTATTAAAACACATACACCCTGTGTCTTTATTTAGTGGTGCTTTTTATATTAAATCTAATAAAGATGATTTTATAACTTTTTATAAAGAAGATGATATGGCACTTCCTCCAGAAAATTTTAACGAACTTTCTTATGAGTATTGTAATTATCAATGTAAAGAAAGTAGGTTATTAATATTTAAAAGTAACTTAAACCATTCAACAAATAGACAAAACGGTAAAGAGAAGATAGTCATATCTTTTAACGTAGATATAAAATGATAAGAACAAAAGTTAAAAAAGAAGTTTTTTTATTAGAGGGTATTTACAAAAATACTAAAGTATTAAAATCTTTAAAAAATAAGATAAAAGAAAATACTAAAAATTCAAAGGTAGGTAAGACTAACGTCATAGCTAAAACAACCTCTTTTGTTTTTTTAAGAAAGGACCCAGACTTTATTACTTTCATAACGGATATTAGAAAAGATATAAATAAAATATACCCCTATGATTTTATTATTGTAGATGCATGGGGTAATGCCTATGAAAAAGGGCAGTACGCTAATGAACACACTCACATTGAAGCATCAGCTTTTTGTGGTATTTTATATTTATCTAACAGTGGTCCTGGCACTTATTTTTCAGAACTAGATTTGACAGTTAAAGAAAGAGAGGGTAAATATGTGTTGTTTACTCCTATGTTAAAACACTCTGTGAAAAAATATAATGGTAGAAAAGAAAGAATAACTGCTGCTTTTAATATGAACGAATGTAAACCTTGGATAGATTATAACGAAAACCCTGAATACGCTTACGTATGATAATTTTAGATTGCTATACTTATTTTCCAAAAGTTTATGAAAAGCATAAACTAAAACAAAACGCGTTTCCTTCATGGGCAACAGAAAATACTAAAAAAGTAAAAGAAGTTGCAAACGTATACAAAAACAACATAGTAGTTCCTGCTTGGACTGACATGGTCTTAGTAGTAAAGAAAACCGGGGACATCCTTGTTGATCTAACAGAGGATGATAAATATAAACATGAATTAAAAAACATTGTGTCTAATGTAGATTACGATGAACTTATGTTTAGTAATGTTGTTTTACTAGAATTAAAATCTCCTTGGTTAATTAAAGCAAACAAAGATGTAATGTTTCATTATAATAGTTTGTTGTGGAATCACGTTAAGTTTGTAGATAAGTTTTGGTTTCTAAACCAAGCTTTTTCTTTTAAACAACCAACAGAAATTAATTTAAAGTTTATGGTTACCATGAGAGAAAGTAGACAAGATCTTTTAGAGGGCACTGAAATTATGCAGCTAGTACCTTTAAGCAAAGAAAAAGTAAAAATAAGACATCACCTAGTAACAGTACAAGAGTATATAGACATTGAAAATAATAAATAACGCTTTGGAAGAAAAAAACGCTGAGACCATAGCAGGGGTTATGTCTCGAAACCCGGAGTTCCCTTGGTTCTTTAATGATGGTGTGAGTAAATCTTATGACGGACACATTCAGTTTCTACATCATTTTTATAGAAACCATGGCCCTAATTCTGATTGGATAAGCTTAGTAGATCCTATAATAAAAATATTAGATCCATTAAGTCTAGTTCGCATAAAAGCAAACTTACTTGTAAGAACACCTAAAATAATTGAACATGGAATGCATATTGATCAAGATGTTAAAAACAATAAAAAATTAAAAACAGCTATTTATTATGTAAATACAAACAATGGCTATACTAAATTTAAAAAAAACAATAAAAAAATTATAAGTGAAAAAAACAAGTTAATTATATTTGACAATGATCTAGAGCATACAGGATCAACATGTACGGATGACAGGCTAAGGGTAGTTATAAATTTTAATTATGTCGAAAGATAACATAAAAAATATATTCAGCACTCCTATATATGAGGCTTCATTTAAGATAAAAGACAAAGAAAAAGAATATTTAAAAAATATTAATTTAAGTGACGTACAATTTAAAAACGGATTGATGTCAAATGATAAACACATCTTACATCGAGAAGAACTTTCTTCTGTAAAAAATCAAATAACTAAACACATAGAAGAATATAAAAATAATACGCTTCAAGTGGCTGATGACATTGAAATATATATTACAAACTCTTGGTTAATGAAACACGACAAAGGTCATTATGCTCATGAACACAGTCATGCTAATAGTGTGATTAGTGGTGTATATTATATTGAGGTTCCTAAAATGTCGGGTAATATAATTTTTCACAAAGCTTCTAATAACATATCTAATGTTATGAGTCCTGTAATTGCTTTGAGATATAAAAAGTACAATGTGTATAACTCTGAAGAATATGCTGTAAAAACTAAAAATAATTTACTTGTATTATTTCCTTCTAACCTAAGACATAGTGTACCTGTGTCTTTCTCAGAAACACCAAGATATTGCATAGCATTCAATACGTTTTTAAAAGGAGACTTAACGTCAACTGATGTAGATGAGCTTAAGTTTGGTTAATGAAAAAATTTATAGAACTCCTACATGAACCTGTTTTAGCTACTACTAAACAACAGCTAGAAGAAATATGGGATGTAGAGGGAAGATTAAAAAACGGAAACCAATCTTTTAAATTTGATATAAGACCCTTAAAACCTAGAGAAAATAAATTAGAAAAAACAGGTTACTTTAAATCAAAATCTGATAAAATGGTTTTTGAAACTATTGACCAATGGGTCATATTTGATACGGAAGAGTTAAACGAATATGTTAAATCTGCAGATAAAAGAGACTTTAACATAGAAGAATTACTAGATAATTTATCTTGGAATTTAATACTTCATAAAGTAGAGTAAGATTATGCTTCAAAAACTTAATTTTAAACCGGGTTTTAATAAAATGGTCACTGACTCTGGTGGAGAATCACAGTGGGTTGATGGCGATTTTGTTAGATTTAGGTACGGACTACCTGAAAAAATAGGTGGCTGGAATCAACTTACAACTTCTAATAACACTTTACCAGGTGTTGCAAGAGCACAACATTCTTTTATTAGTATTGCTGGTGAAAAATATACAGCTATAGGAACCTCTCAAGGTTTATTCTTATACTACAATGATGAGTTTTTTGACATTAGTCCCCTAGATCCTGATGGTGCTATTACTGGAGCTACCTTTGATGCAGCATCGGGTTCTGCTACAGTCACTGTTAATAAAACATCACACGGATTATTAAATGGGAGATACGTAACATTTTCATCAGTTACAGTTCCAACAGGTTCAGGTTATGCAGTATCTGATTTTGAAGGCAATACCTTTGAAGTTTTAAATAAAACTGCAAATACATTTCAAATTACTATGCCCTCTAATTCATCTGGTACAACATCAGGAACAGGATCTGCACAAATAAATCCTTATGAAATAGTTGGACCAACTTTTGAAACCGCAGGTTTAGGTTGGGGTACGAGTACATGGGGTGCAAGCACATGGGGAACAGCGAGTGCGACTAGTGCTGTAACTTTAGACCCAGGTCTTTGGAGTCTAGATAATTTTGGTCAAATACTTATTGCAACTATTCGTAATGGTAAAACATTTACATGGAACGCAGGCGCAGCAACTCCTAGATCAACTAGAGCTACAGTTATGTCTGGAGCTCCAACTAGATCAAGACTTACGCAAGTGTCAGATAGAGATAGACACGTGTTTCATTTTGGAACTGAAACAACAATTGGTAGTAGCACTACACAAGATCCAATGTTTATAAGATTTAGTAACCAAGAAGATTTTACTACATATACACCAACAGCAACAAACACTGCTGGAACATTTAGATTAGATAAAGGTAATGTAATTGTAGGAGCAGTATCCGGTAAAGACTATACATTAGTTTTAACAGATTCATCTGCGTATGTAATTCAGTTTGTTGGAGCACCGTTTACTTTCTCTGTAAGACAGGTGGGTACCAACTGTGGACTAATTGGTCAAAATGCACTTAGTTATTCTAACGGTGTAGTTTTTTGGATGTCGGGTGAAGGAGGATTTTTTATGTACGATGGTACTGTTAAGATGCTTCCATGTCCTGTTGAAGATTTTGTATTTACTACAACAGGAGATAATTTAGGAGTTAACTATAGTTCAAATGAATTAATTTATTCAGAACACAATTCTTTATACAATGAGATTAACTGGTTTTATCCTAAAGCAGGTTCTTCACAAATAGATAGATGTGTAACGTATAACTATGGAGAAAATGTTTGGACTACAAGTTCACTTGCTAGAACTACTTATTTAGATCAAGGTGTTTTTGATTTACCTTACGCAACAGAGTATTACAAAACAGATACCCCTAATTTTCCTATACAAGGTATTACAAATACATTTGGAGCGACAGTCTATTACGAACATGAAAAAGGGACTGACCAAATAAAAGCAGGAGTCACAACATCTATTGATGCATTTATTCAATCTGGTGATTTTGATATTACAGCAGGAAAAGGTTTATTAACAGACATGGGTGATTTAAGAGGTGATGGTGAATTTATAATGTCTGTAAAAAGATTCATACCTGACTTTAAAGTATTGAGTGGTAATTCAAAAGTTACATTATTATTAAATAACTATCCAAGTGATACAGCATCAAGCTCACCACTTGGACCATTTACAATATCATCATCTACAGATAAAGTTGATACACGTGCTAGAGGACGACTACTTGCAATTAAGATAGAAAACGATGCTGTAGGTGAAACCTGGCGTTATGGAACTTTACGTGTAGATATAAAACCAGATGGAAGAAGATAATGGCAAAAATATCAGCCTACATACCAGAACCAAAAGAACAATATGATGTAGAAAATCAAAGACAGATTTTATCATCAGTAGACACAATTAAAAATGAATTAAATTTTTCATTTCAAAAAGACTTGAAAGAAGAACAAGATACATATAATTACTTTCTATCATGAGCATACAATATAAAAGTTCAGTATTTGATTTAACAGATACTAATTTAACTACAGTCTTATCAATATCAACTTCTGCAATAGCAATTGTAAAAACTGTGCAAGCTAGTAATAAAGATGCGTCTAACGTAAATACAGATTTTTATCTAAAAAAATCTGGTGGTAGTGATGTAGAAATAGGTCATGCGCAGCTTAATAAAAGCATGACAAATATGATTGTAAACACCTTGAATTTAGAAGCAGGAGATGTTATTAAGATTCAAGCAGATGCAGCAAATAAAATAACAGGTGCTGTAAGTTATGCTTTGATAGATAGATCACAGGAGAATGGATAATGTCAGACGATATATTAAAAATTGATTGCACTACAACAGTAGTATTAAGAAATACTAGAACAAATAAAGTATATAAAGATGAAGCAGAGAAAGATGCTGATATTGCAGACCCTAATACTGAAACAGTAGCAGAACATATTGCTCAAGATATAACAGTAGAGGTATCACCAAAAGGGATGAACATATTACAGAAAGTTATGAATAAAAATAATGACAAATCAGAGTCCTAGGGGCGGAACAGAACTTCAATTTGAATATTTAAAAAACCACGTTGATTCTAAACTATTAGATCAAGTTCAAATTTGTACATCAGTTCCAGAAAAAATTAAACTGCACCCAACTAAAGTAAATATACTTTGGCAAAAAAATTCTTGGGACCAACCTAATTTAAATCCATGGTTTAAAGATAAATCTAATCACAATAAATATGATTGGTATGTATTTAATTCTAATTGGAACTTTGAACAATTTACTAAAAACTTTGATCTACCTAGAGAAAAATGTGTTGTAATTAAAAACGGTATTGAAAACGTAGAACCTGTATCTACTGAATATAAAAAAGGTGAGCCTATAAAAATTGTTCATCACTGCACACCTTGGAGAGGATTGTCTGTGTTGTTAGGTGCTATGCAACTTGTTAAAAATCCATTAGTTACTTTAGATGTTTACTCTTCTTGTGAAGTATACGGTAAACCATTTTATGATCACAACGATCATTATTATCAAGAACTATACGATCAAGCAAAACAATTACCTAATGTTAATTACATCGGATATAAATCAAACGAATATATTAAAGAAAATTTAAAAAATTATAGGTTATTTGTGTACCCTAGTATTTGGGAAGAAACATCTTGCATATCTTTATTAGAATCTATGTCTGCAGGTTTAGTTTGTATTACAACAAACTACGGAGCTATATATGAAACAGGAGCAGAGTTTCCAGTGTATGTACCATACTCAAATGATTATAGAAGTTTGGCTAAAAAATTTGCACAAAGTATAGATGTTGCAGCAGACACGCTTCATAGCACGGGGATCAGGGACCATTTAGAAATGCAAAAAAACTATGTTAATAGGTTTTATAGCTGGAACCTTAGATCAATTAATTGGACAAGATTTTTACAAGGAGCAATAAATGCAAAATAATAAACCTATCTGGTTTAATGAAGATACGTATCAAACAATAAAAGAGAAAAAAGTAGAAACAGAAACTGTAGAAATAAATATAGGACAAAATCCAAAAGCTAAAATAATGGTTTGTACTCCATGTCATAGTGATGTCTCAATGCATTACACACAGGCTGTTTTAAAATTTCAAATGGAGTGTATGAAGCAGGGTATATTAGTTAGTTTTACTTTATTAAAATCTTCATTAGTTACCCAAGGTAGAAACCTATGTGCAGCAGAGTTTATTAATCATCCAGATAATTATGATTATTTATTATTTATTGACTCAGACATAGATTTTGAGTCTAAAACAATATTTAAAATGATTGGTGCCGACAAGGATATTATTTCATGTCCCTACCCTATGAAGATGATTGATGAGGATAAGTTATGGTATAAATTAAAACATACTGATTCAATAAAAACAAAAGATGATTTGTTAAAAGCAGGTTATTTTTTTCCTATTAAAATTGATAATAAAGACGAAATTGTATCTGACCATGGAGTTATAGAAGTCAGTCATGCTCCTACTGGATGTATGTTAATTAAGAGAGAAGTTATAGAAAAAATGATAAAACATTATCCAGAATTACGGATATATCAACCTACTATAGTTAATGGTAAAGAGACATCAAAAGATAATTTTTATAACTTGTTTGATACATTACATGATGTAGAGACTAAAAGGTATTTTGGTGAGGATTTTGGTTTTTGTCAAAGATGGACAGATATGGGAGGTAAGGTACATATCTATGCATTAGACTATATTACGCATGTTGGAGAGCATCAGTATTGTGGTAGATTCTATGATCAATTAGAAGCCTTAAAACGTGTTGACGTTGATAAAAAAATCAAATAAAGTGTGATATTTCAGGACGTCTATGCCTGCTTAACAATTTACATTTATTTGGAGAATTAAGAGTAATGCTACCACCACAGTTTTATAACCAGACAGATCAAGACATATATGCTGCTGGTAATTATTTTATACCACAAGAAAAATTTAGAGCTGTTCCTTTTAATTTACAAAATTCAAGTAATACTACTGATCCAGTTTCTGAAGGCATACCTGCTATATATCAATCACAAGGTGGTACAGGTGGTGGAGATTATGCAGCTTCTCTTGGTTTAGGATCAAATACTCCTGGATTCATGGGAAATTATCAAGATATAAATTTTGACGATAGATATTCTTATACGCCACAAGGGATTCAAATAGAAGATATTTCTACAAATCCAGACAATATACCTATGAGTATTGATAATCCAAGTGCTGGTATAGAAAATGTAATAGCACAAAATCAATCTGGATATATAAAACCAGCTCCAGAAATATTTGAACCACAACCACAAAACATATTTCAAAAAGCACTTAGTGGATTAAAAACCCAAGGTTCACCTATTCTTGGAGGAATACTATCAGCTGTCACAGGTGTTCCTTTCTTAGGTTCTGCATTAGATAAAATTTCTGGTCAGTTTCAAAACAAACCTCTTGGCGCTGCAGTCATAGATGAATTTGGTAATGTTTACGATGAAGATGAATTAAATCAACAAAATGCATTAGGTGGGTATTACTCAGAGGCTGCAAGATCAGCTAGAAGAAGAACCTCAAGGATTGCTAATATGTTAGCAAGACAAGCTGCAGGTAAAAAAATATCTGAAAAAAATTTAGCAGAATTACAAGCACAAGAAGCCGCACAACAAGCCGCACAACAAGCTGCTACAACAGCTATGCAAGATAAAAATAGAGATAAAAATACAGGTGGTTATCAAGCTGGTTATGGTGCAGATTTTATGGAAGGACCAGGTGGTGGAAAAGACATGGGACAAGAGGCTAGCTCTCCAGGATCATCTGGACCAGGTGGATCTGATAGCATGGGGTCATTTATGAACGGTGGTATAGTAGATCTTGTAGATATTTATGATTGATTATAGGATAAAAAGACAATAAAAGGTAAGATTATGGCAATCTCAAGAATGAATATGGAAAGACAACTTAGAGCTGGTGGTGGTATCATGACACTAGAAGAGCCAAGACAAAAATATTTTTTAGGTAAACTAGTTAAAAAAGCTAAACGTGCTGTCAAAAAAGTAGTTAAATCACCATTAGGTAAAGCTGCTTTATTAGCAGGTGGTGCTTATTTTTCTCCTATGCTTTTTGGTAAAGCTGCAGGTTTTGGTAATTTTGGTAGTTTAGTAAAAAGTGGTATAGGTAGTTTGTTTAAAGCAGCAGGTCCAGATGGCACAGGCGGTGGTTTCTTAAGAGGTTTAATTAGAGACCCTAAAACAGGTAAATTTAGTTTAGGTCGAACAGCACTTACAGGCTTAGGAGCAGCAGGTATGATTGCACCATTTTTAATGGGTGGTGAAGAAGAAGTTGACGAAGGTGTTGATGTTTCAGGCATGCAGCCAATGGTAGAAGATATTAGAAACCAAGCTAGATCATATTATCAAGATCCAACAAACTCTGGATTATATTTTATGCCTCCAAAAAATCTTGTAAGATTTGGTGGAGCTTTTGCAGATGGTGGACTAGCTGACATACCAAGAGGAGGATACGCAGAAGGTGGTATCATGGACCTTGGTGGTATGGAAAAAGATTATAGAGAAGGTGGTTTTGTACCACTAGGAGCTGAGGAAAGAGCGGACGATGTACCAGCTAGACTTAGCAAAAATGAATTTGTATTTACAGCAGACGCTGTAAGAAATGCAGGAGGAGGAGATATTGATAAGGGTGCTGAAGTTATGCAAAATATGATGGACAATCTAGAAGCAGGCGGTACTATATCAGAAGAATCTCAGGGTATGAATCCTGCACAAGAAATGTTTAATCAAGCACAAATGTTGGAGAATAGAATAGTATAATGGCATTACCAGATTATTTACAAGAATCAGCAAAAGATTTTGCTAAACAGTTAACGGCATCAACAGCTACACCTATTGATACAAGTAAGTTTACGGGTTCATCTTTTGTTGCAGGTGAAGATCCTTTACAGACACAAGCTATTAATATGGCGACTGCAGGTATTGGTGGGTACAAACCATTCTTAGACCAAGCACAACAATTTGCAGGAACAGGTGCAGGAACTGGACCTGGATCTATTTCATCATTTATGTCTCCATATCAAAGTTCTGTCATTGATGAAACATTAAGACAATATGATATATCAAGACAAAGCGGTATGCAAAACATAGCTGATTCAGCAGTAGCACAAGGTGCATTTGGTGGTGGTAGAACCGGTGCCCTACAAGGACAATTTATGGCTGACACTGTTGCTAATAAAGCAGGGATCGCGGCTAACTTATTACAACAAGGTTTTCAAGACGCTACACAAAGAAGACAAGCAGCTTTACAAAATCAATTTGCACTAGGTAATTTTGCAAGAGCCGGTCTAGCAGGAGATGTTGCTTCACTAGGTAACCTTGGAGCATTTAGACAAGGATTAAATCAACAACGATTACAAGCAGATGCAGATGCTGCAAGAACTGCAGCTTACGAGCCTTTTGGAAGACTTCAACAATACGGAGGTGGTCTAGGACAATTAGCTGGATTTGCATCTCCTCCACCAGCACCTATGGGTAGCCCTAGTCCGTTTGCATCAGGTTTAAGTACGGCAGCAGGTATCGCAGGATTGTTTGGTAAAATATACGGATAACACATGAAACCATTAAATAGACCAATGTTTAAATACGGTGGCCCTATTAAAGAGGGTATTATGAATGGTATGAAAGAAAAACAAGCTATTAATACTGTTGGTAATAACGCTAACAGAGATGCGATGGGTAGAGAAAAACATGCTTTCTTCATACCTGCTTTAATGGCTGCAGGCACAACAGGGGCTAGGATGTTAGCACCTAGAGCAATCATGGGTGGATTAAGATCTTTAGCTTCAGGTTTTAGAGGAGCTAGAACGACAAGTCCTTTTGATAAAGGTCTTACTGGTATGCAAAGACTTAGAAATTTATTCCCTACACAGAATTTTAGAAGCACTATTAAACCAAGTGTATCTATTGATAAAGCCACGGGAAGAGTAATAGACAAAGGTGTTCCAGGTCAATTATCTATAAAAGAAGCTTTTACTAATCCTCAAATAATAGGTAGAGCTATAAGAGAAAACCCAATTACTGCTTTTGGAGTTGCAGGACAAGTTAAAAATATACCTGATATTGCATCAGGTGCTGTAGGACTTGCAGCTGATACAGGTTTAGGCGCTGTAAACTATTTATTGGGAACTGATTTTAAAAGAGGTAAAAAAGATCCAGCTGCAACAGGTGGGGATACACCAATTGTAAGACTAGATAAAAATAAAACTGTAGCTAGCGGTGGTGATCCAAATACATCTGCAAA